TATCCCTCTGGCGACTCTTGGTCCCATAACAACTCATACTTGTTTTTTAACTTGTGAATACCGGGTACAACTTGCTTTAACACACCATGTTTGGACTGCTTAACACTAACCATACTTCTCGGTGGTTCTATACCATTAGTTGAATTTGATATTTGTGCAGACGTTTCAGCAGGCATAAGTGCCATCAGTGTTGAGTTACGAATGCCGTGTTTTTTTAAATCTTTTCTTAGACCTTTCCAGTCTTGTGTATATTTTCTTTTTACTAATTCATCAACCTCAGGTTTATATGTATCAATTGGCAAAATTCCGTTTCCGTACTTAGTTTGTGATGATAACGGACATGCATTGTATTCTTGTGCTAAAGTATTAGATGCTTTGATAAGATGATACGACCACGCTTCTGCCCATTCATCAACAAGTTTTAAATCAGGGTCAGAATAGTTTGTATCATTCTTAGCTAACCAGTATGCAAAATTAATAATACCAACACCAAGAGGTCTTCTATTATTAGTTGAAATTTCAGCCGCAAGTACAGGATATCTTTGATAATCTAATAGAGCATCCAAGCCACGCACTGCTAACTCACAAGGTTTAGCAAAGTCTTCTGGTGTTTTAATATTTCCCCAATTAATCGCACTAAGAGTACAAAGAGCAATTTCACCTTCTTCATCATGTAAATGTTTTAAAGGCTTCGTTGGTAGATTAATTTCGCAACATAAGTTTGACTGTCGTATAGGTGCCATATCTGAAATGAATGAACTATGCTCATTTGCATGGTCTACATTCATCAAATATATACGACCTGTATTTTTACGTTCATTCATAAATGCTGAAAATAAGTCTAATGCAGGAACTGTTCTTTTACGAATTTTAGTAGAACGTTCTGCTTTTTCATACAATTCACGAAATTTATCTTGGTCATCAAAGAATGCTTCATATAGACCAGGAACATCAGATGGAGAGAATAATGTAATATCTCCTCCACTCATTAGACGTTCATACATTAATTTATTAAATTGTACACCATAATCCATATGACGTACTCTATTATCTTCTGTGCCTTTGTTATTCTTTAATACTAATAAGTCTTCTACTTCGTAATGCCATAACGGATAATATAAAGTTGCCGCTCCGCCACGGACGCCGCCTTGCGAACATGATTTTACACTTGCTTGAAATAATTTATAAAAAGGAATAACTCCTGTATGACTTGCATCTCCATTTCGTATTGGTGAATTTATAGCACGGATGCTACCGGCACCAATACCTATGCCTGCTTTCTGAGAAACATACTTGACCACTGCACTAGAGGTAGCATTTATAGAATCTAGTGAATCGTCTGTTTCAATCAGAACACAGGATGAAAACTGTCGCTGTGGCGTACGTACGCCAGCCATAACAGGAGTAGGCAGAGAGATATCAAAATTACTAATTGAATCATAGTATTCTCTGACATATTTCATTCTTGTTTCTTTTGGATAGTTACCAAATAAAGATGCAGAAATTAGAGCGTATGTAATCTGCGGTGTTTCAAAATGGTGCCCAGTTACCCTATTTTGAACTAAGTATTTGCCACGAAACTGTTCCATACCAACATATGCAATATTGAAATCTCTTTCGTGTTTGATAAAACTATTAATTTCTTCCCAATCTTCTTCTGAATAATCTTCAAGTAGTGATGGATCATAGAAACCTTTTTCTGTATTTAATTTAATAATATCACGAATATGCCATGGTTCAAAACTGTTATATACCATTTTTCTCAAATGATAGTTCACAAGATTACCCGCTACCCATTGATAGTTTGGAGTTTCTTCTGATATTAAATCTGCCGCGGCTTTAATCAATGTTTCTTGTATTTCTACACTAGTAATACCATCAAAAAATTGAATATGTGATTTTAATTCTACTTCACTTGCACTTACACCTGCAATGCCTTCACATGCAAACATCACAACTTTGTGCATTTTTTCTAAGTCTAGTGGCTCTGGGATGCCGTCTCTTTTGATTACTTTAATTTCGCTCATGTTTTATCTCTCTAACTGGTAATGTATTTACTCATTACCGGTGTTCATTAATGTCTGTTGTTTATTTCTGCATCTTCCATTCCTGCTACTCGTAACTTAATTATATTGGTTAACTGAAAGTGTTTAATCTCAAAACCTTTTGTTATACCTAAATACTGATTACGGGTGTATGCTACTTGATTTATTAGTTCACTAATAGCAACAACCTCAGCTTCGCCATCTGCATACTTTTCTGCATCACGGGAACTAAGTGCCTTGTTGTAGTTCTCTAAATATTTTCGTAAATATTCACTACGTTTTTTACGTAACTGTATATTTAGATGTTCTAGGATTGCTTCAAGTTCTTGTAATTGAGCAAAACGCAATTCAACGTAAGATGGCAAATGTGTAGCATTTTTCTCCACATTGCCATAAATTCTTACTTCTGAACGTGCATCCGATAATTCATTGGTGAAGTAATCAACGCAATCAGGAATTTTAGCCCAATCCTTAACTACCTTACTATACCAATTTTCCATTACCAGTCTTCCTCTTCATCTTCAAATTCTTCGAAATACCTGTCTACCGCCGTTTCAAGTATCTTGTCTCCTTCAGCAAATTCATCTATCTCATTTTGTTCGATTCCACTATCATCGCACACTTTAATAAATGTTTCTGCCGCTTCTAATTTATCTTTTGCTGGGATAAAAGGTAAAACTTTTTCCCATAACTCAAATACTGTTTCTAACTCTACTGCCGCCATTTGGTCCTCATAAACGATGAGGCATGTATGCCTCATAAATTGCCGAATTTGCGCCATGTTCCGCACATTCTACTCTTACACAAAAACACCTACCATTTGAAGATTCTCTTACGAGTTTATCCGCAAAACGCCAAGCGTGTTCTGAAAATTTTTCGACCCCTACACCATCTAATAGTGTAAGTTCTGCTAGACCAGATGATTCTAATTCAGTCAACTTATACAACAGAGGGTCATTTCTATCACAAACTACTTTATGGTCGAAACTATCCTCTAGCCATTTCTTTAGTGGTTTTAATCCACCAAAATCTACTACCCAATTACGTTCATCTAGTTCATTACATCCAAATGTAAATTTGAATGATAAACTATATCCATGTAATAAACTACAATGTGAATCTGCATGGGGCTGTCTAAACACTGCACTTAGTCCAATGTTATGCCCATAGCACTTGGTCGAAAAATATTTAGCCATTATGCTTCCTCGTTTACTTCGATGTTATCTAATTCTGGAGCTTCTAGTTCTTCTGATTCATCATCAAAATTTCTATCATTCCATTCTTCCATTACTACGTTAAGTTTTTCATCAGTCCAGTTTTTACGGAACTCAATCATTTCTTCGCCTGCTTTAGTCATATATTTCAAACGATTGCCTTGCTTGACTAGTACACCTTTTGCTTCAAAGAAATCCAAAAGACCACTGTAAGGACTCATACCTGTTTCGTATGGAATTTCTACTTGTACGCTTTCAAATGGTTTTGCATAACGTGTTTTCATTACTTTACAAGCCGCTCGAATACCGTGTACTTGTGATGTTTTATTACCGTCTGCGTCAACTTTTAGTTTAAGTTTTTTCATTGCAACAACAATACTTGATGCATAGATAAACCCTTGTCCGCCTGAAATCTTATCATCCGGGTCAAACATATCTTGTGATGCATATGTGTGATTAGTACATACTAGTCCTACATTGTAATCACCAAACATATTAACTGAGTTACGAACTAGTGATGCTAGTGCTTTAGGTTTACGACCCATGTCACCTTTCATATCACCTTTTTGAAACTGGTCAACGTCAGTTGGTGTCAACATCATTCCTAAACTATCAATAACAAACATTACTTTAGGACGTTCTGAGTCTTCTGCATCAGCATACTCCGCCTTGTAATCTTTCATAAAGTCATTAATAATTTTAGCAACATCGTCAATCATTGCCACATTTAATTTCAACAGTTTGTCTTCGGCAGTATCTACTTGCAATGCATGTAGCCATTTCTCATCTAATGCATTTTCTGAGTCTATCAGAACTACAAAGATACCTTGGTCTTGTGCCGCCTTGACAATGTTGCCTGCCGCAACATATGATTTACCTGCACCGCTTTCGCCTGCAAATACTGTTACTTTTCCTAGTGGAATACCTTTATAAAAGTCTCCACTGATTAACTTGTTTAGACAGTAGTTACCTGTTGAGATCCAAGTATCAGGGTCACGAAAACCAGAACTAACGCCTGGAACTGCTTTTGTGATACTTTTTCTAAATTTACTTACGTCAAATGCTCTTGGCATATTCTACTCCTTTGATATGGAGGGAGACACAAAGTCTCCCTCACTAGTTGTTAATGATTAATCAGATTTACGACTTCTAATCATTTTCAGGATATCAGCGGCATCAGTTCCCTGACCACCACTTGCTGGCGCACTCGCCTCTGCCATTGCTGGTTGAGGTGTTGCTTCTGCTTGTACAGGAGCCGGTGTTTCAGCTGGAGTTGAAGTTTGTGCTACTGGAGCCTCCGCAACCTTCGGTGTTACTGCTGATGCAGTTGGTGCCGATGATGCTGGCTTAGTATTACCTACATCCAATCCATATGGTTTATAGTAAGAACCCCATTTTTCTGGGTCATAAAGATGCCCATCAACTGATGCTTCGAACATTTCCATAATGATACGAACTTCTTCATCACTAGGACGCTTCGGCATAAAATCACCCAAGTCATATAGACCATGAGTTTCAACCGCCTGACGTTCTTCTTCATTTAGAGAACGCTCTTTACGTGCCCAATTTGAAGTTGAATAGTCTGCATACTGACCTTTTTGCGTTTTAGTAAGACGGAAGTCTGTACCTGCATCATAGTCAGTTGGAAGATTTTCCATATCTGGATCCATTAGAGCCGCCTTCAATAGTTTGAAGATTTGTGGCCCAATTACGAATCTACGAATTGGATTTTCTGGAGTTGCTTCGTTCATTGGATCTTGAACAACAAATCCTTGGAAGATGTAAGAACGTTTCTTCCAATACTTACGTCCAATATCTTCCATAGAAGGGTCTTTGAACCAAGGACGAATTTCTGCATGTACGGGACATGTATCACCCCACATTTCAATACAAGGAACTTGTACTGTTACTGGTTTCGATTCGTCACCCCCTTTGACACCTGGAAAAGGCATCTTGATGATTTGTCTCTCACGCCAGAAAAAAGTATTTGAATTGTCTGAATCCGGAAGAAAACGAATAACTGATGTAGAATCAGTGTCCATATTCCAGAAAGGATAGATGGCATCTGTGCCTCTATTTGCGTTGGCATTATCTGCCGATTTGTTATCTTGTGCAAGAAGTTTTGCACGGATTTCTGCTAAAGTAGCCATATTTTATTCTCCTATATTAGCCTGTATTAGTTTGTTTTGTTTTATTAGCCTAAGTGTAAACAGTTTACTCTCAAACATGTTTACTATTATACTTATCTTCGGGAGCAAAGTCAAGCGTTAAATACGTGTTTTTTGTATTTTTTTCCACAAAAAAAAGGGACCCTAATAGGATCCCTGATTTTATTGGTTTTTTTGGTATGTTATGCTGGAATTTCGAACTTAGAAAATGCTTCTGAAAGCATTCTATCAAACTGTTCATTCACAGGAGTACCTGCAGTTTCTACTGCTTCGTTCTGTGTTGCTAGTTTTCTCAAGTATCCAGTAATTTGAATCTTTTCTTTTGTAAGACCTTTGCCTGAACGAATCGAGTTACCCATATCCATTAAGAACATTGACAATTCAGCCGCTCTGTCGTGGCCTTTATTTTTACGCTTATTGTCATCAGTAGTGTCAACGTCTACTCTGTCTGCTAAATCATCGATTGATAATGCTAACTTAAGTTTCTTTTGTTCTTCTGCTTCTTGTGGAGTACGAGGTTCTGCATATTGTTTCTTAATTGCATCGTAATCGTATTCTGCGCCTGGCTTTCTAGGAAAAGTAATTTTGTTTTTCTTTTCACCAGTTTTCTTATCTTTTGCTAGAATAATTTCTTTAACACGTGCAATTTGGTCAGCACGGTTATCTTCCATTTCTTCTTCATTTACACGATGAATTAACGGCAAAACATCCCTTAAAGATTCTTCAAATGTTGATTTTGTAAATTTAGAAACATAGCTGTTTACGGTATCTTCTGTAATTTCAGCATTTTGTTTTGCTTCTGTTGTTGCCATTTTTTCAACAAAACTTGCGTATCCTTTTGCACCTTGTACACGCTTAATAGATTCTTTAATTGATTCCATTCTACGCTTAACATTAAGTACAACTGAACGATTGCTTTCATTGATTAGTGATTGCTTATTAACAACATTCATAAACTCTTTTAATTTTGCTAGGTTTGATGAAAGTTCTACAATAGCCTCACCCACCATGTCGCTAGGTACACCACCATGTGAAACGTGTCTCGCCATTGCTCTTGCGCCGTTCAAGTGTTTGAATGGATACTTGAAACGTTCACCTTCAGCGTTTTCAACAAATATTGCTGAAATATTACGAGAACGTGCACCACGTGATTCTTCGTTTACTGCGTTGCGGTGTTTGACGATTAGTCTTACATTTTCTAGTGTTTGGCGACTGGTACGTGATGATCCTT